TTACGCTATAGATGTTTCTTATATTTTTGTTAAGACTGTTATAGATAATATTGTTAGCTTCAAAGTTTGAAACACTTGTCCATTCTTCTGCTTCGTTGCCTGCGGTATCTAATTTGTATAACCATATATCATCATTGTTTATATTTTGACTATCGATATCAATTGACTGATTATTACTTGGTTGTGTAATTGAAAAACTACCTGTGTTTAATGTTCCTTGAACAAATCTCATGAAAAATCCAGAGCCTGCCGAGCCTTGGCCGCGGCCATCATCTCTATAGATACAGCCAACCGGTGTTCCTTGTTTAGGAGCTTGTTCGTAGATATAAGACTTGCCACTAAATGTTGTACTTACAACTTCAAAATCCATTGAACGGCCTGCAACTGTTTTTGTAAAACCAAATACTGGAACGCCAGCAGTATTACTTTGAAATATGTATTGTTCTGTAGGAACTCCGTATATAGAATCGCTGGCGGCAGGAGTTCCAAATTGTTGAGTTTTTGGCAATGCTGAGTTAATTACTTTTATAAACTGATCGTACCAGTTGGCATTGCTTGGATCATTCCAAGAAACTATTTGTCCTGCTAAGTTTCTTCCATTACTGTCTAATACATTTTCTGTTGTACTAACTGTAGTAAATTTTAAAAGCCCACTGGCAGCTACGTTTCTCTTTGCGTTATAACTAAGCATACGTGCTAGACGCAATACGCTTTCTCGACGCTCTGCTAGTTCAAGAAAATTGTCGCGAGCATTTAAATCAACACGGAAAGCTATGCTTTGGCCCAAGAACGCAATAAGGTCAATTAGGGCAAGGTATTCGCTAGATTCAATATAATCGTTATAATCTTCTGGATAATTCTGACGGATATAATCAATCATTGTACGGCGTAAATTTTCAAAATCGTAACTTTGAAAATCCGCATTACGAAAACTTTGGTATACTTTCTTCCAGTCTTCTGATATTAAAAGTTTGTTTTGTCTAGCTGTTACCGTCATGATTTATCCTATATGAACATATTTATCGAATAAAATTATGTGCGTACTTTATCCTAATAAAAGCCCGTTTGCTTGATCAAATCTAAATTGCATACTTTGTTGTATGTTATAAGGCAAGTAAGTTAACATACATTCTATTTGAATTCCGCTTTCGTATTGTGTTACAATTACTTGGCTTGCTGATATTCTAGGATCATAATTTATAATGTTGTTTACGTTTTGTGTAATTAATTCTTTTAATTCTTCTGTAAGCGGCTCAAACAACAGATCCCAAATAATAGTTCCAAATGTAGGATTCATCAATCGTTCACCTTGTCTTACATGAAAGTGATTTAACAAATCTTGCTGTATTAGTTGAAAATCATACAAAGCAAAATTTTCTGTTTCTTGACTGACTGTGCTAAAACCTTTGTATGTTTTAGGAGAAATAAATTCCCTACGTTGATTAGGTTTTAATACAATTTTATCATATAGTCGAGAGTTTGAACTCATATTGTAAAGCCTCCACTTGGTGTGCTAGTACTGTTAGGTGGTAACAGTTTATCAAACGTATCATTTAATGTTGAATAAGATTTCCAAAGTTCAGGAATCATAGTGTAAGTACCTGCATCCCTATCAGTTTTATTAGGAGTAAATGCATTTGGATCTAAATTTTCATGGTGTGGCCAAGGTTCGTGCATTGGAACTCGAGCCATGATTGCTTCAATAGTTTCTCCCAATTCTGTTGGTACTTGTATTGTTTTTAACGGTTCTGCGGCTTCTGCTGCTTGTTTACTGTTCATATAAATTTTCTTAGCAGTTTCTAAATGATTAGTTTTGCTGTTAATATGAGACGTTGTTCCACTAGTAATTTTAGTTGTAGTTGTTGCAACAGTTTCTATTGAATTAGCTTCAATATGAGCAACGTCTGCTGCTTTAAAATTTATGTTTCGACCTGCTTCTAAATTAATATCTCGCTCTGCACGAATATTTAAATCGTTGTTAGTATGAATACTAATACTATCATCGGCAAAAATATCAATCTTACCATTACTGGTTAATTCTATCCAAGTTGTTCCTTTAGCATTACCAATATAAATTAAATCTTCACTGTTATGCAATAAAATTTGATGACCTGTTCTAGTCCTAATACGTACTAATTCGTTGTGAGGAATTTTAGGATCGCCGTTCGTTTCATTATTTTCAGTTCTTGCATACACTGGCGGGCCGCTGTCTGCAGATATTTTACGTAAAAATTTGTCATCGCCGTCGTCCATGACAAAGGTTGAACCGCCAAGCCTATTAGTAGGAATTGCAACAGGATCATCCTCTGGACCAGCAAATCCTGCTGGTCCTGCTTTGTCAAGCGGTCCAGGTGTACTAATACCAAATACCATACTTGGAACTTCTCGCCTTGCACTTGATGTTGTAATACCTCTAGTATCATCTTTTATTAATCCCTGGAGTGACAGCACTTCAGCAAGTGGATGCTGAGCTTTTTTAATTTTTGTAGGATCTGGTTGATTTCCACTATTAACTTTTTTATTGTATTCAGCTACTGGTAATCGATCTGCGTCGTCTACTGTTTTTGTATCTTCAACTACTTGTCGAGTAGCGGCTATACCTGGAGTCATAAAATTCATACCTTCGTCCGGCACACATCCTATCCAATAACCATACTTAGGATCGCCTTGAATGAACATTACAATAACAGTAGAACCGACATCAGGTGGCACTGCCCACATACCATAACTCTTTTGAGTATTTTCATAATCATCGTTTGCTGAAGTTGTACTTTGTGGAGTTACTCCATAAAACGGACTCATGTATTTGGCGGGATATGTTTGTCCTTTAACATTAGAATTTCCAACAGGTCTATGTAATTTTACTTCAAGAATTCCCATAGACGTTTTGTCTAGATGGCCAATTACTTCTGCAAGATATGCTCCAGCAGGAACTGGAGGATCTTTATTAGTAATAGTTGGTACATAATTTGATGGGCCGCTCATATTGTAAAGCCTCCACCTGGAGTTCCGGAACTTGGTGTACCAGTGTTTAAAGCATTCTGACCTGAACCTTCTTTCTTAAGTTCTTGGCCGTTACGTCTAAAGCCTTTTAATGTTTGTGTAAACACTCCATTTCGAAAATTATTCGATACTAAATTAACACAATATAATCCTGTAAATCCAATAGCAGGACCTGCTGATTTTAGCGTAGTCATATCTTGATGATTTGGGCTTTTAAAGTCATACATTCCAGTTGTTTGATTTATGTCTATAGGACTTCTAAAATTAATAATCACATCAACTTCGCTTGTTTGCCAACTTACTGAACCGTCTTTGTGTAAATCTTTTACACCTTCAACAGGTTTAGCATTATAATTTCCTAAACCACTTTGAGCAATCCAGTAAGGATCGCCCATTATATCTAAATCTAAAATCGTCATGTCATACGGATTTGTGATAGCATCGTGAAATGATTTTGCAATACGTTGTGTAGGAGTTTCTTGACCTCCTCCGCCTTTTCCATCTCCTGAGGTTTCTGTTCCAGAAAAATTTTGATTAGTTGGCATATTACCTGGAGTAGTTCCTGGTTGATCACCTTCAGGACTTGTATCTCTGTCTGGTTTTTTGCCGTCATCGGCATTTCCGGTTTCTGCTTGCCGTGCAACATCCGTTGATCTTCTAACACTATCTCCAGCTAGTACGTTGGCAAATCCTACACTAAAGTCAATATTAAATTTTAATACTTCAGTATTTTTTCCTGTAAAAATATAATCATAACGTTTTACTGCTCTAGCCTTTAATCTCTCAAACCCAGGCATTTTGATATTTGGGCCTGCAACCTTGCTAAGATGAACTCTAAAAGGAACTACCCTGTAAACATAAATTTTTGGTGCTGTTCCTACTTTTTTTATGTTTTCTTCAGAATCAAGATAAAAAACTTGTGTGTCAATTCTCCACCAACTTACCATTCCGTCTGCGTCAGCAGCATTAGGAGCAAGAGCTTTATCTGCATACGAACTAGACAAAATAATTTGATTTATTACTGTAGGAATATCTACACTTTGACTAAATTTAAAAGTTCCGGTTGTGGCATCAGGAATTAATTTTCCGCGCAACCAAGTCTTAGTAAGAGGATCCCATGTGTCTGCTTGATTTCCTGGAGGAGGGTCTCCTCTTCGTTTTTGATCAAAACCCATTGTTTGAGATCCAATATCATTTACGGATGACGTTGATTGTTGTAAACTTTCAGGACTGACTCCTATCTTTGAAAATATTTGAGTTGTTGCTTCAGTAATATTAGGATTAACGTATGCTTTGTTATTTTTATTTTCTGTATTCCCACCACCAGCTGGCGTATCTGAACTTGCCATCTGTTCTTCTTTAGGAAATAAAATTACAATCTGATCTGCTACAGCAACATCTTTATTTTTTACATATTCTTGAAATTTTTTATTAACAACTGTTTGTAAACTTTGTTCACCAGTTTGTAACACTTCTTGTATTGTGCGACCTTTAATAACTGTATCTGTTCTTAATTTTGCAACTTCAGTAGTTAATGCTTGTCCATTAGTAGCGTATGCGTTAATTAAATATCGAGTTCCTTGTTCCGTTGAGTTCATCTTTACCGTAGTTAACTTAATAGGAATATATCTTGTAGCAAAAGGAACTTTTAATATTGAGCCGTTTTCTGTATTACCCCTAAATTCAATTGACAACAAATAAGGAGCTGCTCTCCAATTAGAATGTCCTGCGTTAGCTGCCGCAGTTTGTAATGCTAGAAAAAACAAACCAATACTATATGGCTCGAATATGTCAAATTGTATAATAGAAACATTTGTTGTTCTGGCTGATTGATATCCAATTATTGATTCAAATGTTAAATTGTTAATAAAAAAATCTTGTTTACCGTAATTTGTTTGTATTCTATTATCAGGCTCTGCTCCAGCAGATTTACAAATAATAGGCAAAACTTTTCCGGCTATATACGACCCGTCAGGTTGATTTAATTGCTGGTTAGTTAAAGGATGTAATGCAATCACATAGTTATAACTTGCATATTTTGATAAAATATTTGGAGCTGGCAAGCTAATGCCTGATGCAAAGGATCCAAAACTTGCTCCAAGTGTTGTAGCTGTGCCAATGAGGTTTGTTGTTGCTCCTACGATATCAACCATATTACACTCCTAGCACTGTTTTTAAACTGCTTCCTTTAGGAATATATATTTTCTTTCCAGGAACAAAATCAAAAATAGGATCTTCAATAACATCCATATTACGTTGCATGAACACCCACCACAGGCCTGCTTCACCATAAAGATCATGTGCCAATAAATCAGGTCTGTACATATATTGACTTTCTATTGTATATAAAAAATCATCAGGTTCTGCACTTACCGGACGAATACTAAAAATATCAAGATAATCTTGTTGAGTTGAAGTGTTGTACCAAGGACTTAGGATTGAATATTGTGCCATGTTTAAATGTATCCAAATGGGTTGTTTAAATAAGAACCTGTAACAAATCTATCAAGACTAAATTTACGTACACTTGTTCTACTGTACATTGGAATTAATGTAATAGTGAAAGAACTCTTTGTAGGAACGTGTGCTGTTCCTCCGCTTTTTGTCCCCCCAATACCAAATGTTCCTAATAGTCCTGCAACTTGGCCAACACCGCCTGCTATAGCACTAAAGTCTGCAGCGGCACTAGATATACCTGGAATTGCTCCGCCTAAAGTATCTGCTAAACCACTTACATTATCAGCTAATCCTGCTATGTTGCCTGCAGCACTACCAACAACATTGCAACTAATATAATCACAATCATTAGGCAATGTACAATTAAAACTTTGTATTGCTACCGGAACGTTTTTAAAAACATAATTTCCATAACCATTAAGATAGACAATAGGAGGAGGATTACCGGCTTTTGGATCAAATCCGCTGAACATTTTGGCAATAGAACGTAAATAATGAACCGCTGCAATCCAATATAATGCTTGACCTGAATCTTCTACTGCCATAGGTGCTGTAATGTCAATAGTGCCAGGGTCACTACTTTTAAAAGCATTAAACGGATAGTTGGTGTGTACAACTGGTTCAGGTGAATACTTAGCACCAGACTTTATTGAAATGGTTGGAGTAAATGGAAACACTAGTCCGCCGGCTTCTTTTAAAGGTTTTAATACAGGACTGGTTCTAAAACTAGACCAATTAGGGAGACTTAATCTGACACGCCAATCATTAGCATATGGATCACCACCAAACGCTGATATAGCACTAACCAAATCACCTATGGCTTCTCCGCCTGCTGGTAAATTAATACTTCGAATGGCTGCACCAACTCCGTCGGCACCCGCTACTGAACTAAAGTTAGAAAGAGCGGCACCAAGATTTTTTGCAGTATCAACCGCTTGCGATGCTGCGCCAAAAACTGCTGCACCTGCGGCCACCTTTGATGTTAAATTATTTCCTGGAGTAAAAGCCATGTTATTTTCCTTGTTTGGTAAAGTATTTATTTGACTTTATAATATACGTATATTATAATTAACAATCCGGAGACTCAATGAATGACAACAATACAACCAAAAGTAAACTATCTAAACAATAAGGACATGTTATCGGAAATACACAAAAGCAAAAGTTCATATTGTAGTTTTACTAAACCAGAATATCACCAATACGACTTAATATTGCCTAGTTTAGACAAAATAAACATAAGAACAATAGCAGAAGCTAAACGTAACAAAGCAAAAAGGCAAGGTGATCAAGAATACGCCACTAGAAGAGCTGCTGGAGAAAAAATTAAACTAGCAGACTGTGCTGTTGATTATAAAAAAATAGCCAAAACAGATTTAATTTTTAGGATTATGACTTTTGATCATATTCCGTTAAACAATACTAGAAAGAAAAATCCTAAAAGTCTAGCGGATCACAGAGACAAAGTAAACTTTCCACCATTCCAACATTGGAAATTTAATGATAATGACGAATTAGAATGTGTAGGTAAGAGTCATTGGAAGGGCGGACTTAAAACTGGTAAGTTTGATAAGGATGCCGGGCAAATAACAAATACTCTTGCTCGAATGATGATTAAATTATGTGAACGATATGCTACTAGAGGCAACGTTCGAGGCTATACTTATAATGATGAAATGAAGGGCCAAGCTATTTTACAACTAACACAGATAGGACTACAATTCGATGAAAGTAAATCAGATAATCCTTTTGCTTACTTTACTGCTGCTGTTACTAATTCATTCGTTAGAGTTATCAACGTTGAAAAACGCAATCAAAACATTAGAGACGATATTTTAGAAATGAACGGCATGAATCCAAGTTACAGTAGAACTGGACAAGGTGAGCATGAAGCAGCATTAAAACGTTATAATGAGGACACACCCAGTGAGTAATTTATTTAAAAAAGTTGCCTGTTTTACAGACATACACTTTGGACTGAAATCAAATAGTCAAGTACATAATCAAGACTGCGAAGATTTCGTAGATTGGTATATTGCAAAAGCAAAGGAGGAAGGATGTGACACTGGTATTTTTATGGGCGACTGGCATCATAACCGCAATAGTCTTAACATTACTACTATGGACTACAGCCTTCGAGCATTGGAAAAACTTGGACAGGCTTTTAGTCAGTTTTACTTTTTTCCTGGTAATCATGATCTTTATTACAAAGATAAGCGTGATATCCACTCTGTAGAGTTTGGAAAGTATATTCCCGGCATTACCATTGTACATGAACCAATTACTGATGGTAATGTTACTATGTGCCCGTGGTTGGTTGGCGAAGAATGGAAAGCTATAGGTAAAAAGAAGGCCAAATACATCTTTGGTCATTTTGAACTTCCGCACTTTTACATGAATGCCATGGTACAAATGCCAGATCATGGCGAAATTCAGTTAGATGCCTTTGAAGGATATGAGTTAGGATTTAGCGGACACTTCCATAAACGTCAAAGTAAGGGCAATATGCACTATATTGGCAATGCTTTTCCACACAACTACGCCGATGCATGGGATGATGACCGTGGAATGATGATATTAGAATGGGGTGGTCAACCTAAATATTACAGTTGGGATCAACAACCTACCTTTAGAACAGTAAAACTAAGTCAACTTATTGACGAAGCAGAAACATTAATCAAACCTAAACAACATTTACGTGTTACTCTGGACATTGATATCAGTTATGAAGAAGCCAGTTTCATCAAAGAGAACTTTATGGCCAATTATGACATACGTGAACTTACATTAATCACGGAAAAGAAACAAGTCGAAATCAATACAGACATTGATATTCAAGCATTTGAATCGGTTGACCAGATTGTGTCCAGTCAGCTTGTGAATATCGAAAGTGACACGTATAATAAAAATACGCTACTAGCGATTTATAACAGTCTATGATAAAAATAAAAGAACTTACAGTCAAAAACTTTATGAGCGTGGGCAATCAAACCCAAGCTGTAGATTTTGACAAGCAACAGTTAACACTTGTATTGGGTGAAAACTTAGATATGGGCGGTGACGATAGTGGATCTCGCAACGGTACAGGTAAAACTACTATTGTCAATGCATTGAGTTATGCTTTATTTGGTAATGCGCTGACTAACATTAAAAAAGATAATCTAATAAACAAAATCAATAATAAGAACATGTT